GCAGGACGAAGTTGCTGCTCGTCTCGCTGCCGCCACTAAGGCGGCGGCGAGCGGCAGTACCGCCCCTGAAGCACTAGAAACCCCTGAGGATGGCTCTATAGTCGTCTCAGAGGTTTCTGGGAACAGGAAGCCACTTCGTTTTGCGTTAACCCCGGCGGTTATGGAAAACCTTATTGGGTTTATCCGCAACCCGTCAGAACGCTGGTATCTAGGGTTCTCAGAAATTGATATAGCGACACGCGGCATAGGCCGTGGAGAGTTGCTGCTAGTAGTAGGCCGGAGCCACACAGGTAAATCACAAGTGCTGTTAAACAGCATTGTGACAAACCTTGTGAACGACCCCGAAGCCCACGTTGTCATTTTCTCAATGGACGAACCCCGCGAACTTGTCGTCATGAAACTTTTTTGTCTACTACAAGGACGTTCTTCTTCCGAGGTGGAAGAAGCGATCAAAGCAGGAGACAAAGATACGCTCGCCGAATTGGAACGAGCGGCAACTAACGAACTGTCACGAGTGGCGATCATCGACGAATCGATGTCGCTTGAATCTATGTCGGCAGCGATGGATGAGGCTCGTGCGTGGTGGGGTAGGAACCCGTCGTTCTGCATGATCGACTATCTTGAATTGCTACCCGGAGGCGAAGCCGACGCGAGCGGTGTCACAGCGAAAGCGCAAGCAATTAAACGATGGGCGAAAGTACAACGTGTCCCTATTGCGTTAGTTCACCAAGCAGGCCGATCAGCAGGTGACCGCGGTAAAGCCGCGGGTATCCACGCAGGCAGGTACGGAGGGGAACAAGAAGCAATTTTTGTTCTCGAGGTGTACCGCAAAAAAGATAGACCCGACTTGTCCGAATGGGAAATCGACTACCATGAGAACAGTGTCCAAATGAATCTGTGTAAAAATAAACGTACCGCCCGTTTGGGTGATTACACATACTACATGGATTCACAATGCGGACACATTCACCCGTACTGGGATGAATTGATTCCCGACGGGGGGGAGCATCCCAATGCTTAATTTGATGACCGTAGGTTGGATTGTTATTGTCGTTTGGGGTATGTGGGTGCTTTGTTCATGGAGGGATGACTGATGACGGAAGTAGAAACCCCCGTTGAACAATTTGTGACATTGTTCCGGGGGGGGCGTATAGCCATAGACAACCCCGACGACGGGAAAGGATTCAGACCGTGGGTAAACAGTGCAGGAGAAGGTTACGAAGCCTCAGGCGAAGTATTTTACAAAGCGATGCTGCAACACTTCGCAGACCACAAAAAACCAATAGGCGTGTACCCATTAGAAAAAGTGGACGACAGATACGTCGTGCATTGGGGATGCGTAGATTGGGATGACGGCGACGAAGAATCATTAATCCACGCCACCAACGTACAAACCTTGCTGTGGCAACTCGATGTCCCATCGTGGGTTGAGCGATCCCGTTCCAAGGGCTACCACCTGTGGGTATTTTTCATTGACGCAATGCCCGCTGTTGATGTTCGCAATGGGTTGCTGGCCGTATGCAAAATCGTTGACGCACCCACCAAGGAAGTCAACCCGAAACAAACAATGCTAGGCGGCAAAGGGTGGGGCAACGGAGTGCGGTTACCGTACCCGTCGAAAGTAGATTCGTCAGGTACGATCCAAAGTCGTGTCGGACGGAACGTTGTACTCGATCCCGAAACAGGGGACGACATGACGGTCGAAGATTTCGCCCATGTAGCGTACAGCACAAGACTATCCCTAGAAGATTGGGATCCTGTGCTAGCCTTGTATGTGAAACCAAAACCCAAAGTAATCCCCCAAATCGCTTACCGTGGCCTGTCGACTTCCAATATGCGAGGTTTGGCAGGCGCGATCCGTAGAAACGGGCCGCGCCGTACCGCTGAAAAGCCGCACGGCGACAGGTCGCAAGCGTTAGTTGCGTTGGCTCACGCGATGAGGGAACAAGGCTACCCCGGAGTAGACATTTTGACAGAATTGGAATCAGCAGACGCCGAATGGGGAGGCAAGTTTGCGAAACGCCACGACGGCAAAGAGCGGTTGTGGGAAATAGTGGAAAGGACGCTGAAAAGCAATGGCTAAAGTACATACAATAGTTGTTGACCGTAGGCCAACAGTTAAAGCCCGCCCGCGGGTAACTAAAAAAGGGTACGCTTATACACCTAAAAAAACGTTAGAGGCCGAAGACATAGTGTCGGCTGCTTGGGCAGAGCAGGTAGGGGAAATCTTTAGCGGCCCTGTAGAAGTAACGATAAGGTATTCTCCGACGGAAACAATATTGACAGTAATGGAGTCACCGCATGATGCAGGAGTGTTGAAAGGCGACTTAGATAACTATGTTAAACTCACCTTGGACGCTTTAAACAAAGTGGCTTGGGAGGACGACAAACAGGTTGTCCGTATATCGGCTGTGAAAGTAGACCACGATGACAAAGACTGAATCGCAATACGCTAACTACTCTACGAAAGCGTGGGGTACAAGGCTCGACAAGATGGGTGACGATGCCGAAGCGGCGTTTGAACGCAACAGTGGGGAGAAATGGATTCGGTACGGCCTGTGCCGTCCACCGTTTTCCGTAGGGAAACTCCCGTTGATGACCCGTTACACCCCTGATTACATCGACGACGGTTTAGCGTTCGTCGAGGTGCAAGGATGCTCCCCAAGGGCAGGGATTAAACTCAAATGCGAAAAAATGGTAGTGCTGCAAACATCGTGGGCGCCTTTGCTTCCCGTTGACATGTTCTTTTGGGATTCGTCCCGAGACAAATATATGCGTATACCGTTAAACGATCTTATGCGTATGACCAAAAGCGACCAAGTGACTATAGGTACCTTTAAAGACCCCGGCGGAGAGAAGCCTTATTGGCATCTCAAAACCAGTATGTTTACTTGGACGGCAGATGGCGAAAAAACGGGAAATAGTTAAAGAGTTTACAACCTCAACTTCATCAATAACGGGCCACCGTTACGGGGCAACAGAGCAACTCATGCAACTGTCGCCCCACGAGGAGCCTGTCCTGCCGTCGCTCGAAGCGACCGCAGAACTAAAAGACGCCGTTGGTGAAGCCATAGGGAATCTCAGCGAAGAAGAACAATTCATTTTCAACGCGTTGTTCGTTGAATGCTTGTCACTGCGAGGGTTAGCGGTTATCGTTTCGATCCCTAAAACATCTTTAGCGCGGCGACGCGACAAGATACGGCGCAAACTAATGCTTGACTTGACTCACGATGAACGAATACAAGACTGGATGCACAGAGGCTTTTAGTCCTCGTCGTCCAAGTTGGTCAAGCATCGGCGTAGCATCCCCATCAGGGATGCCGCCCACATGGCGAACGTTGCTTCCGCTTCCTCCACTCCGTCCATCCCGGCATAGAACGCAGCGAGAAGACCTTCCGCTTCATCGGGTTCAAACACCAACAGCAAACCTAGTTCTCCGCTTTGCGTGAACTTGGCGTGGATGCCGTCATCGATGTCAAACAAGTGAGATTCGGTGACAAGGTCGCCGTAAATCTCGTCAGAGAGATAGTCGTACTCTTCTACAAAAGCCGTCCACCCCTCCGACTCGTCCATTACTCTGCCAAACGAGCAGCAGCCACAGTCTTCACGGCACTAATTAGAGCGCCGCCTGCTGCCACCAACGCTGCTTCGATAGAAGCAACATCTGTCAACACAAGGACACTCAGGAACGCTTGAACAGCAGTCCAAGCAGCACGTTCCACAACATCTCGATAATCCATTACTTCTTCTTTCTTTTTTGAGCAGACTTCGCTTTAGCGGCAGCCGCTTTACCTTTAGCAGTATACGGGTAACTTTTTTTACCAACTTTGGGCATTTGTTTTCCTACTTTCCGAACGAACGAGGGGTACGATGATGATTGGCTAAACCCATTTCCCTCAATGAAGCAGCCTGATCCACAGCAGACCGAGGCTGGCCTTCAGATTCTTCAACTTGGACTTCAGCATCTTTTTTATCTTCCATTAGGTTTCCTTATCGGTAGAACATAGCATGAAAAGTGTTGCGCCCCACGACCCCATCGGCTTTTAAAAAACCTTGAGTTCTTTGAAACGCTTTGACAGCAGACTGAGTACGGCGACCAAATACGCCGTCAGCAGTACCGCAATTGAAACCCTTTTCCAACAACTTTTTTTGGACTTCACGAACAGCCTCCCCTTTAGATCGTCGCCACCGCGACAAAGGCTTCGACTTCACCTGTTCGTACAACGCGTCGATGTACATTTTGATTTGATCCATCAACGAAGGGGAAACAATAGAAGGAGTTGAATCCATTCCATTCTCCACCCAATTCCCCAACCATTCGCCGGGGCAGCGTGTCGACTTAAACATTCGGTGAGTTTTAACCCAGCCATCGCCGTAACGATCCTGAACTTTTTGAACTAGAAGTCGGATACTGGCCAAAGCCATATCCGACGGTTGGTCGTCGCCCCAACCAATCATACAAACAGAAACAGAACGGCTGTTCCATCCTTTAGTGGCACCGCCGACGTACTCCATGCCGCGTCCCTCGAAAATGCGCCCAGTTTTAGCGTCAACAAGCCAATTGTAGGCTATAGCGTTCCAACCACGAGTATCTATATGGTGCCGTTCTGCGCTGAGAACCGCAGAGAGGCCACCCAAGGCGTTCTTGACACCCGTATGGTGTATAACTACCCCGCGTACCCGAGAGGCCCTTAGAGGCGTTAAAGGGCGCTTAGGGGGTCGAGCGCCCCACTCTTTACGAGAGATGTAATCCATACCTATAAGGGCAAACTGTCCCGTTAAACCTCGCGCTGCATCAAATCCAAATCATGTTGCATCATTAAAGAACGCTCAATCGAATCCCTAACCCTGACACTGCGCTGCTGATGCGGCGTATTGACCCGCATACTAATACCACCCAAGGTCGACACCAAAGTCTGAATATACTTCTCCTCAGAGTAGCGTTCCTCCTCAGGAATCAAACGACGCAGCCGACCTATAAACGGCATCAAATTATCTATAACAGAAATGCGCGAATCAAGCATCTTCCACTCACCCTTAGCGTTCTTCTCAGCCCAACCAATAGCAGACAAACCCTGCATCAAACCCGGAATAGAACGATGGGCTACAGGAACCTGCTGCAAACGCCCAGTATAAGGAATCGAAGCAAACACCTGCTTGCCAGCGAAATACTCAACAGGTACCTTCAGTAACGGAGAACCAGAAGAAACCAAATGTTCCATAGTTGCACCCCAACCCTCGCCCGTAGGATCAAACCTCAACAAATCTTGGAACGGCAAATCAGGAACCGAGTACACTTGCGAACCCTGCAAACTAAACGGCATACGAATACCAAACGGTTCCAAGAAATAGTCAGGGACGACACCCTCCTCTTCGGTACCGTACTCCAAGTTGCGTTTTGCTGCAAACAAACGGTTATAACGAGCAGGCTGCTCAGCCATCAACTGGATTTGCAAAGGCAAGTTGTTACGCGTCCAAGTATAAAACGGGAAAACCCGTTTCATCCACTTCTGTTCAAAAGCCGACAAATCGGCGTAATTGAAATGCAACTTATAGATACGACCAATAGCCTCCTCCACAGTGTCGCCAGCGTTACGCGCCCAAATGCCAGTACCCAAACGAAGAATTTCTTCAGCGAAAGTATTCGCATGACGGATAGCACTATAACCAACGAACCCGGCAGACATAGGAGAAGCATTCACCCTGAACCCCCTGCTCGTACCACCCTTAGTGCCGAACACCCATTCCAAACGGCCCAAACCAGCGCCATGAGTTTCCACCGAAGACGCAGCCTGACCACCAGAATGAGCGCCGACGCCCACCAACTCGTCCATCAACTGCCAGTCAACACTATCAGCGTTCTTCATAGCCATAGCGCGCACACCAGCAACCAAATCGCCACGACCCTCACGGTACGCCGCAGCAACCATCTTCGCGGTACGGAACGTTTCCGACAACGGAATCCCTTCCGCCCACATGTTGTAAGTCCCACCCATCAGGTTACGAGAAACAAACCCCGGCGTAGCAACCATCTGTGCTTTCAACCAGTTATGAATCCTGTCGTACCCTCTGGCGAACTCAGAAACCGCTTGCCTGTCGTTCATTCGTTGAGCAGCCAGAAGAGACGAAATGGCACTCCCCTGAAACTCTTTATCGCCAGCAACCCGCCACATACCCCACATGTGGTTCCCCTGCTGGAACAAGCGTTGCAAATCTTCAACCTTCAAATCCGACAAATTAACAGTCCCGCCGAAACTATTAATATTAAACAAAGCCTTATCCGAAGGAGGCGAACCCAACTGTTTCGCCTGATCCAACAACAAGTTTTCCTTCTGGCGAGAAACACGCGCCAACTCCAACTCCAAAGCATGACGTTGCACAGCAATCTGATTAATGGCAGTAGACTTGTTCACCAATTCTTGTTCCATCTTCGACAACTGGGCAGTGTTCCGCCCCAACGTCGCCTCCTTAGCGACCAAACGTTTCAAAAACTTTTCAGAATCTGCTGTCAACTGAGCAACAATACGATCCTGCGTTTCCCGCGTAACACGAATAGCCGCCTTCGCAGTCCTAGCGTAACCGCCATTAAGGAACCTGCCTAAATCGACGACATCGGCCAAACTGCCAGCCCCACCAAACTCAGGCCCAGCAAGCCAAGTCTCCAACCAAGAGGAAAACTCAGGATCACGAGGATCCGGCACATTCCCTGCACCCATTTCCTTCTCAAAGGCTTTAGCCATACGATTGTATTGGTTCTGTAAATATTGTTGTTTGCCAGTACGAGGCAGCAGGTGGTTTGCCCCGATCAGTGCGTCGTCCCATGCTTTGCTATCCAGCGTCTTTAACGCTGGATGGCGAACCTCGCCCAACGCGCCCATGCGGTTAGCGTCATCCCAATTCAAATCCCAGTACTCTAAAACCTTTTTAACCCTACCAGATAAAGCAGTGGTCGACAGTTCGTCCCCGACGGTTCGGAGGAACGTGTCCGACAGTGCCACCTCCAACTCGCCCAGTTCTTTAATCGCCCGACCAAACGTCTCCATATTGACATCCAGCACAGGTTCACGCAAACCAAGAAAGACATCGTTGGGAACAAAGTTTTCACTCAACTCTAACGACATATCTCCACCCGGATGACCCCGATCAACCCAAGGAGACTTGACATTGTGCATGTAATAAGAATCCGAACGGGGAGGACGCGTCAATCGGGAAACCTTCGTTGCCTGAGCAGTCCCATAAGAAGAGTAACGGTGGGGGGTTGGGATGGTTTCCGCAGGAGCATGCTTCATCAAATATGTACCGATGACAGTATACGGCTCGTTATGCCCAGAGATAATAGTATATCCCTTATCACTCTTGTCTAGTACTTGCTGCCGCGCCCAAGCCGAATAATCAAAAACAATCTTATCGCGAGTTAAGCGTTGGATTGCTTTCGGCTTATCTAGTTGAAGAAACTTCCACGGATCCCAACTGGGGCTACCCAGATCCAAAGGATTATGCTGCTTCCGATCCGGCATCTTATGGCTAGTACCACCCCCGAACTTAGCCTCGTCGGCAAGTACCGTCCGTGTCCGCCTGTCCGAGCCAAATAAGTTGTCGTACTCCTGTCTCTTATAC